AACAAGAATACTAGCACTTGTACTCCAATCAGTTGTAAAGGTACCTGCTGATGTTACAATTGTACTAGCACTCCAACTATCAGGTATAACAGTTAAATGTATTCTATTATATTCTAATATACTACCACCAGAAGGAGCTATATCTTGTTCACCCCAAGCATTAGCAACAACTATATCTGATCTTTGTTCTAAATGTGATATATAATCAATGGCTGTTATATTTCTAAATTGAGCATGTAAACCAGATTGAGCATTAGTTTTTACTTCATCAACTGTTTCAGGTTCAGCTGCTCCAGTTGAAGCAGCAGTAAGAGCCAAACTAATTGTATCGTTACTTAAAAAAACTGTAACGGTTTCATATGTTTTTTCAACAACATTAGTACTATCAAGTACCCAACTTTCTGTATCATCTGCACCAATGCTACCATCAGTTCCTAAGCTTTCAAGTGCTGTAATATTTATTGTATCATGAATTGTTGGTACATTTCTTGATGAATTAAATACAATTTTACTTCTTTCATATCTATCATAAACAAACATATAAACATTATCTACATTTGTTAATGGGTCAATATCATCAAAAAAATCACTAACTCTTGTCCATATTTCATCATCTACAACTACTTGAATTGATGGTAAAGCGTCATTCAAATCTTCATCATAAGCATAATTAGATGGTAATACTAATTCATTATCAACTAAATCTTTTCCTGTAAAACCAGTAAGTTCTACTATAGTTCCTTGTCTCATTGGTACACTAATTGTTGTTGATGTACCAGTAGCGGTTTGTTCTGTTGTTGATGTTGTTGAAAATTTTATTGCTGTTTCATCATCAGTTGTTCTACCAGAATCAAATTGTTTCCAGGGATATACTTTTAATACATCACCAACTTGAGTATCACTTACAGTCATATCAACATATATTCTTGCTGACCTTTTACCTTTTGGTTCATACCCAACACCTCTAGCAAGTCTATTAGCACACTCATATATATCAGTTGTTTCTGAGAATACATTCTTTGCTACCTTATTTACAAAAAATGTATTTAAATCACTGAAGTATGACATCAGTTCAAGAAGAACTGTTATATTAGCCCCTTCAAAATTATAATCTTTAAAAGTATCATTTGCCGCTAATTCAGTCTTTAGTTTTGCTAAAGCTGTATTAAAATCAAGCGAAAGATAATCCGGTGTTAAAATGCTCATGTGTTTTCCTCTTTTTATTTATATTTATTTATACACTTTATCTACTAAGTATAAATTTTATTTCTTTAATTTCTTTGCTTCCTATTATGTTAAATTTTAATCTACAATCATATCTGCTTTCATCATATATTGGATTTATATCAAATCCAGTAATTTCAATTCTATCTTCCCAATATCTTATAGATTCTATTAAACTTTCTGCAATCATTCTTGCTGTAATATCATCAATAGGTTCAAAAAGTAATCCACTCATATTTGCTGCAAATGGTTGAAGCATTCTTCGTGAACCTTGTAATGTATTTATAATATTTGTAACACTATTTAAAATAGCGTTAACATCTGTATTTCTTGTTATATCACCATTTGTTTGTCGTGTTAATTCTATATCCATATCACTCCAAACTGCTGTGCTAGAAGTTGGCATGTATCCTCTCTTTTCCTTATTATTATTCAATCTTAAATTAAACGGTAATTAAAGTGGTTTTTACCTTTCCGTAAATACTACTTATTTATAATTTGATTGATATTATTACATTTTGAATTAAAGGCTATAAAATAAGCTAGCAAAAACTACTTTTTGCCCCTCTCTTTCATCAGTGATTTTACCATAAATTACTTGGTACTTTTACTGAAGGTTTAACAGATGTTATAGTTTCAACTGCTGTAGTTTGTAAATCATCCATTTTTGTTCCAATAGATTTTAAATTTGCTATAAAACTTGCTGATGTAGCCAATCCTGTTGTAAATGTATCAAAATCAAATGTTCCAGCTGCTGTAAGTCTTAAAGTTGCTATAACTGCATCAACCCTGTTACCAGCACTAACTATTTCAGTTTGACAATCCGCTAAATCTGTTTGTTCACTCAAGCAACCTAATAATCTGTCAATTTCATCAATTATACCATTTATATTCATAATACCAAATAATGATTCTAATGCTTTTAATAATTGACTTATTGGTAATTCAGGTAATGCTAACATTGCAGGTATGGCATCCATTGCGTCACTAATTGTACTTGTAACAGAATTTTCAACACCATCAAGTTTATTCAAAATATTCTCTAAACAACTTCCATCAAAATTAGATATAGTTGATATAGCTGCGTCATCTATTCCAACGGCAGTTGATGTTGCATCATTTGTAGCACTAGTTATATCTTCAACTGATGTAACAGCATCACTATATCCTTCAATACTATTAACAGTAGTATTAACTTGTGTTCCAGCTATTGCTGCTGAATTTTCTAAAAATAATAATTTTGTTTCTAATGTGTTATTTAAGATTTCACATGGGTTTAACATTGTCATAATTTAACTCGCTATTGTATCTGTTGTTGTATCTGTATCTACAGCCATTTGCTCATTTGGTGCGTTTGTATCTTGTTGTGTATTAGCATCATTATCTATACCTTGTGAATGTGTATGTGAATTATATATTGCTAGTGCTTCTTCATTAAGTAATTTTCCCATTGTACCACCCGCACCAGTTGCTAATGTAACAGAACAGCTGTTCCAGCAATATTAATCGTTGGAGCAGTAATAGTTATTATACCAGTAGCTGTTATATTTAAAGCAGCTGAATATGTTTCTGTTGCTAAACCTGTAACTGTTTCAGTTTTTGTACCTGTAATTTCTGTAGTCTTATTACCACCTATTTTTGTAGTCTTATTACCACCTATTTCTGTAGTCTTATTACCACCTATTTCTGTAGTCTTATTACTACCTATTTCTTCTTCTAAATTTCCACCAGTTTTATCTTTTTTATTACCATCTACAGTATGATTTTCATTTTGTTTAATATGTATATTTCTATTACCTATTGTAATTTCATATTTATCTTTTTCATTTCTAATTATCATTGTACCGTCATTACCCACTTCAATGTAACTGTTACTTGGATGAAATATTTGAAATCTTGCTGCTCCTGGTGATGAATCTAATTCCATTATTACACCACCATGTGTGGCAATTACTGTATTATGTGGATATGAAGCATTAAAAGGTGAAGATGGTTCACTAAATGTACCACCTAATGCTGTTGATACACCTACATCAAGATTACTATTTTTATATTCTACTATTGTTCCTGCACTAATACCTCGTGCCAATCTATGAACATCTGATTCTCCTATTCTGTTAGAAGTTGGATACACTCCAGCTGGATCATTAAATCCTTTTGTTGTATCTGATTCTGTTGTTGGAATACCAGGCACAGAAGCAAAATACATAGGATTTTGAAGATTTTCATTTTCAAAAAATACCATAACATGTGACCCTTGAAGTGGAATACCCCACATACCAAATCCTGATACAGAACCTTCCATTATTGGCATACATGGACTAGCCCATGGCAATTCACTTGTTGGAATACCTTCAAACTCATCCTTTTCTTTCTTATCAGTATGAAGTCCAAATATTCTTACTCTTACTCGTCCTACTTGTAAATCATCATTGTTATCTTCAACAATTGCCCTAAAGAACCCTCTAAGATTCATACTTTCAGGCACTATATCTTTTATTGCATTTTTTTGCATTCTATCGTCCTATTGAACTACTATATATATTTGTCTTTGTTGCTGATACAAGTGATGTTAAATCTAAATCATTATAAGCATTTTTAAGAAGAACCATTCTTTGTGTGTATACTGATGATCTACCAGGTCCAAAGAAATGAGTTACTGATTTTATTAAATATCGTCCACCAAATCCTTTATTATATTTTTCAGATTTTGATACACTAGGCCAAACAATTTCTATTTGTTTTCCAGCGCTTCTTTTTTCATGCCCATTTACTATTATATTTATAACATTTTGTCTACAATATTTCTTAACCCAATCATTATATAAAATATTCTCTAAATTATCTAAACTGCCTTCACCAAGCATAATATTAGCAGTTCTTGAATCATCTATGTTAGGATATAATGATTTCTTACCAAGAAGAACAGAGTTTGCAATACCTTCTGTATAGGTATATGATTTATTTAACAATTCTTTATTGTTTATATCATATCCTTTCCAAGTACCACCTCTTAATCCTTTTGTTGATGTTTTGTCAAGGCCATTAATCCATAATTCTAATATCTTATTGGTTTCGCTTACATTATCACCTTCAAATTTATAAAGTGTTGAATCAAGTGATTTATCAATGTCATCAAACAAATAATTAAGAGTATGTATATTGGTTGTGAATCCGTTGTTGTCTGTATTATTATAGACTAAGTATCCACTACTATTGCTTTCAGACCCTTTGGCTCTACGTCCAAGATATTTCATTGATTGAAGTGTTGTCCAGTAAGGCATAACAAAATCTATTTTGTTTTTACTAACTTCCATATTTAAAGGAGTTGTTATATTAAGCATATGGTCAACAAAATATTTCATTATTGTAGTTATTGTTGTATCTGACCAGCTTCTGCTATATTTACGAAGTGTGTATGAAGAGTATGTAGGGTCAACGAATTGAATTTCCATCATATTTGTTGCTGTTGGTTCTGTCATTCCAGTTTGTGTTATCTTACCTACTTTCCATATATCAAAAATGACATTCTTATCAAAATTAACACCATACGTAATTATTATCTGTTCATTGCCCGTAAAAGGACCAAATTCAAAGAATCCATGAACATCATTAAACACTAACTTTCCCATCATACAATGCTTAAATATATCTTCAATAAAAAAACATGAAACTATATTATCATTATCAAGAATAATGGGTTTATCACCTATTATTATTTGTATACTATATATTGATGTATCTTGTTGTAATTCACCACTCATAATTTTTCCTTAACAACAATCATGCCCTAAATTAGTATTATAAACTTTATGTCCGTTAGAGCATGTATGTTTCTTTTCATCTTTAAAAAATTCTACTAAGTCACCACAATCAGGACATTTAAGTTCATATATACTATTTGCAGTCCATTTTGAAGTATTACTAATACCACAACCATCACCACATCCCCAATCACCATCTACTTTCATTTTTCTCTCCTTATAACTCACTGAGTTGTTCTAAGTCTTTTATTAAATTATAGATATAATCTTCTTTAAGTATTTTAATATTATCACCATCACTAAGTTCTTCAAATGGGTTAACAACATTATTTATAAGCGCTATCACCCACCATAATTGAGGTATACCATACAATTCATAAGCAATATCATCCCAAAACTCATCATTAGATACTTCATGTGTTCCAAAGAAAACAACATCTGTTTGCACGTCTTCATTAAGCTTATATGACCTAAACAGATTTAAGAATTTCGTTTCTCTATCATTGTCAAGAAATATAGGAAATAGTTTTAATTGACTTGTATTACTAAGTCTTGTTCCAGTTTCTTCAAAATAACTTGTGTTTGTTTTTTCTACTGCCATTTACCCATCTCCCAATTTACAATATAATATGACTTACAATCAAACCATATTTCATATTCTTTTTTATACGCTATTTCAATACCCTTATTTGTAGTAAACCATTTTGGAAATTGTTTTTTATTTTCATCACTCATTGCTAATTCATACTCTTTTTCATAATCAAAAAAATAATCTATGTTA